TTCTTTTTCTGAGGGTTTATCAATTTTGGCCCCAGTTAATAATGAGGTATTTTTCTCACCAATAGGACCAGAATTAGTTTTAAGTGAAGCTAATAAATCACCAGCACCTACTAATTCTACAGTGATTTTATAACTACCATCATTTTGGATTGACCAATTATATTTAGTAATTTTACCAAAGAATCCTTCATAATTACCACACCACTTCTTTTTTTCATTTCTAATTTTTCTTACTAAAGTAGAAAAGTTAGCATTGTTAGCTCGTGATTCATTAAATAATTCTATAAAAGGTTCAGTTTGGTAAGTATAATTACCTTGTCCTGCATATTGTAGGTTACCATTATTATCTAAAAAAGAACTATGCCCAAATTCTAATAAACAAGTATAGCCTGGTCTTTGGAATAAAATATCAATAATTTGAAATTGGTCTTCACTATATGCTACCATATCTACTTTAGCAAAAGCTAAAGCACCATCATTTTTATATTCAAAAGAACACCCAGTAAGACCAGGCATAGGAACATATCCTCTTTTTGTTCTAGAACTTCCCAATGAACCCCAACCATAAGCACCTCCGAAAGTTTGATCACTAGGATTTAAACCAGCAGGCATATTACCCCCATAACTAGAGGCACCACCAAATAAAACAAAATTTTTAGCTAAATCAGCTCCCAACATATTATTAAGTTGGGATTGAGTAAAAATATTAGATGCTTTTAATCTTTCATAGACTGTAGCTCCATCTTTAATAGAATCTCCCTCTATTGATTGTAACATAGAAACAGAACTTGCTAATCTAAGCCAAGGAGTTTTTGTGGTATAAGCTAAAAGAGATTTTTCATCCATTTTAGCCACCGCAGATTGTCTAACATTAATTTGTTTTTTGACCCAATCTTCAAAAGGATTACCAATAATACTCATTACACATTATTTAAATTGATATAACTTCTTATGATTTCTTGTGTGTTTATAGGAATTCTTAATTGTGCACCAGCTCTTAAAAATAAAGAACCAAAACTAACAACATCAGGGTTAGCACAAGCAATAATCCAATACAATGAAGGGTCTTGGTAAAACTGGTTAGCTAATAAATCTAATCTATCACCAACATCTGTTAAAACATAAATGTCATCTTCCCTTAATGGAATTTCAGGATAATAATTAGGTTTGTAATAAACATCACCTAATGTCCCTACATTTTCATTAATATTTTTTACAGTTTGTATAGTTGAATATCTATTCATTATCCAATATTTTGAGCTATATAATCACCACCCCCGATTGAAGGTACAAATTCCTGGATTGGAACAAAATCTAAACCAGATACTTTAATACCCATTGGCAATTGAGTATCTCCACCATCTCCATTTTCATCAATTCCTATTTCCCAAGAAAAATCATTAGGAACATCATACGTAAAACCTTTTATAATTCCAAGTTGATTATTAATGTAATTACCAAGAGTTATTCTTGCCATGTTTCCTTTCATAAAACCACCATTAGCATATGATGGAGCTTGAGAAGAAGCTAAGTAATTTAATTTTTCATACATCCCTTGCATTTCTTCTCTAGATTGAGCATAAACTGTAAAACCCATGGATATTTTTCTATCAAATCCTTTATAATTGTAAAATTTATCTGCTCTACCTACATATTGGATACTACCCCAATCTGAGGAATACCCATCATTAAAACTATCAATAAATGCCCTAAAGTGCATAGTTTTTAATTTCTGTTGAGTTGAAGCATTATCTATAATGGATATAGAAAAATTAACTAAATCTGGGTATTGAGTAAAATTAGGTGCCCCGTCTATAACTCCTGAACCATTAACTCTATCTATCATTCCCTGACCAGCAGTATAATTGTATACAGTTTTTCTTTTACCAGGGCTACCCATTTTTAGTCTAGTGTCTTTCTTTTTAGCATTATAATCAATATATGACCCCATTATGTAAGGGGCTGCTATTATATTTGAATTTCTAGCTTTATCTCTAAAATCACTTAAAATAGGACTTCCTACATTATTGCTACCATTTAAGTTTTCTGAAGCAATTTGCTCCATTGTATAGGTAGCAGAATTATTTGCTTTTCTTAATGGGGTTGGGTTAAAAGTACCAAAATAGTTAACACTAAAACCGTATTTATTTTGGTAATCTGTATCTAATGTGCTAAAAATACCAAGGCCATTACTTTCTGCAAATCTATTCCATAAAGAAGAAACACCTCTCCCACCAATAACACCTTCATAATTTATTGTAACCCCACCTTCAAGATTACTTCCTGAGGTAACTACAGAAACTGGAATGGAAGCAACTTCAGTAAGTTGAGTATTTTCTTCTTTACCAAAAAAGCTTCCTTTAGTAGTTTTAGCATAATAAGGTATACCATTATTTTCTAATGTAATACCACTATCTAAAATTATTTTAGTTGTCTCACTAGTAGCATTTTGGTAATTTATTCTAACCCCACCTTGTTGAGTTCCTGAAAGAGTTTGTAAGGATTTAGATATTGGTTTTGGTAACTGGGGGTTTAATTTTTGGTTAGCATAAGGACCTTTAGTAGCTTTATTATCAAAAGCAGGATCCCAAGTAAAACCTCCATCCTTAGAAATATTATTCTTAATAGATCTTCCAGTTAAAGAATTATATGAAGTTGGAAGATCAGGATTTGATACTCCTAAAGGAGATACAAAATCACTTTCAGTTCTACTATTTGGTCTGTTAGGTTCGGGTAGATTAGAATTAACCTCTAATGAATTAGGTTTAGTTCCTGATTGGGCTGATGTGTTATCCCAGGTATTACCTCCATCTTTAGATAAAGTATTAACTAACCCAACACCACCATAATCTTCAAATTTCTTCGAAGCTCCAGCAATAATAGGATCTATAAAATCATCTGTTGTTTTACCATTTGGTCTTTCAGTTCCAGGTAAATTAGGATTAATTTCTAATGAATTAGGTTTAGTAGTTGTTTGTGCTGAAGTATTATCCCAGGTATTACCTCCATCTGGGGAGATAGTATTAGTTAAGCCTTCACCTCCAAATTCTTCAAATTTTTTAGAAGCACCTTCAACAACAGGGTCAACCCAACTACCTGTTGTTTTACCACTAGGTCTAACTGTTTGATAGGTCTTATCTGCTACTTTTGTAGCAGGAGTTAAATTTTCGTTAGTTGTAGAATTTCCATTTCCGGTACCTACTTCTCCTAAATTTAATTCATTAGTATAACCAGCATCAGTAGTAAAAGAATCTGATAATTCAGTTCCAGTTCGTGTTGAATAAATACTACTAGCTCCTGATGAAGAAACAAAACTTTCAACAGTACGTTGAGTAGTTTCTGAACGAGTACGTCTGGTTTTTACAGTGTTTGTTCTTTCACCACTAGCGTATTTAATATTTGTTTCACCTACTCCTAGTACAGCCCCAGGACCTCCTGAATAGGTTAATATGTTTACAGGGTCTGTGTTATTTAGGATGTTAAGAAGTCTATTTTCACCGTTGTTGTTAGAAATTCTTACAACATCTTCATAACGATTTAATCCAGCACCAATAGGTAAAAGTGTAGGAGTACCTGCTTGAGGAGTTGTTGGATCTAAACCTAATAAATTTAAATGTGAACCAGCAAATCCCCCTGCGGCTGTTAATAATGTGCCTAGTGGTGTGTATATTCCAGCATTAACATTACCCCCACCATATCCCGGTCCTTTAGAAGCTTCGGTTTTAACTGCGGTACGAGATAATAAATTTTCTTTAGCAATAAATAAAAGCCCATTAGGAGATTTTAAGTCGAAAAACATTTGTGTTAATCGACTTACATCTTTTGCGGCATCAATAGGAGCTAAAAATCCATTTCTTAATAAAAAATCAGGTCCTGATTTAGCAGGGAGATCCCCTATTGGGATATCTTGCCTAATATAAGGTTGGTTGCTAGAACCACCTCCAGGCCTGTCATTCCCAAACTTTAATGATTTAAGGTTAGTTTGGAGATTTATTAAGGGCATAGATTAAAATGATCTTCCTTCGGGAGCGTTAGCTCTATAATTATTACTAGGAACTGCGCCATTTAAATCTAACTCTGATGGAGATGGTTTTTTAGGAACATTAGGTTCTCCATTAATAGAGTAAGTGTTGTGTAATTTTGAGTCCTTAAAATTTGGGATAGTAGCTTGACCACCATTTAGGTTTGAAAGAACTGAACCCCCTGTTTGTAATTTGTCTAAGATTGCCATTGTGTTATGAATTAATTGTTTTGATTATAAATATTAGCCCATTGTAGAGCTCGATAATTGTAATGCTTTTCCTACTTTTTCACCATCCATATAAACATCTCCACCTGCTGATACTATGGCTATTAATTGATCTAATTTCTCTTCTACTTTTTTAAGTGAACCTTCATCTTTTTTACTTTCTCCACCTTCTCCACCACCACCAAACATTGACATTAAAGCCATTGCGGGTACTGCTAAATAACCAGCAACAGCTACTGCTGCTATACCCCCAGCTACAGCATATAATGCAGCTGCTGTAGAGAATAATCCAGGAGATACGGCTGCTAATTCGACTAAAGTACTAACTATTGAAGCTCCATCAGCATTAGCCATCAGTGAAAATCCAGTAGCAAGAGGGATTAAAGCTAATCCTAATACTGTTAAAGCAGCAGCACCTGAATAAATAAAGAATGATAAAAATCCTAAACCAGCTGCCATTAAAGCTAATGCTCCAACTGATTTAGTAAATGACATTATTGCTTCTGTATCTACTTCACCAAGCATACCAAATGCTATTGAAGCTGGGATTAAAGCTAATCCTAATACTGCTAATGCACCTGCACCTGCCATAATAAATGGTGCTAAAAATCCTAAACCAGCTGCTGCTAATGCTAACAATGGTAAAGCAATAGAGAATGCAATCATAGCTCCTACATCAAGTCCTGATAGTAGGCTAAAGGCTAATGCTGCAGGAATCATAGCTACTCCTAATACGGCTAATGCTGCTGCTCCCATAAATACGTTTGCACCTAAAGTACCTAATAAAGCCATTGTTAAACCTAACATAGTTAATGAACCTGCAAAAGCAAGCATTTGACCTGCATCTACATCTTTAATCATCATCATAGCTAAAGCAAATCCACCACCTAAAGCTAATCCTGCAAGTCCTAAAGCTAAAGCACCTTTTGCGACATCACCAAAGTTTTTTCCAAAAAACATTATACCTCTAGCTACTCCTTTAAGAGCTGCATTAATAGCAGGGCCTGGAATCATGGATAAAACAAGTAATCCAGGTGCGGCTAATCCTAAAGCAATTAATCCAGGTGCTGCTACTAATAAAGCTAAACTACCTTTTAGTATGTCAGCAAAGTTTTGACCTATAAATGTAAGACCTCTACCAACACCTTTTAGAAATTTTTCAATTTCTTTACCCATATTTCCTTTAACACCTTTAGTTGAGTCGGCTGCTTTACCTGCTCCTTCTCCTGCTTTTCCAGCAGCTTCTCCTGCTTTATTATCTCCAAGACCAAAAGCAGATTTTAAAGAATCTGTACCTTTACCGGATGCTAAATCTGCAACTCCTTTTCCAATACCTTTAACAGCTTCAAATGATTCTTTAACAGTGTCTTTAAATTCTTTAAAACCCTTAACAGCTTTTCCTATCCCTATCATAGCTACAACTGCTACAATACCATATAAAAGAGGTTTTAATAACCCCACATATCCTAATAATTGGAAAAATCCAGAAACAATTCCAGCTACACCAGCTAAAATATCAGCAAGAGGTTCTACAATGGGGGCTAATGCTTGTTGAATTTTTTCTACAGCTTTTTTAAATTTTTCTGCTGCTTCTTCTTGTTTTAATTGTTCAAGAGTTTGTTTTTCGGCAGCACTTAAAGCATCTTCAGAGATACCTGAACTAAGCTTTTGCTGAAGAAGCATTTTAGCCATCTGGTCTTTATTCATACCTAAAGCTGCTGCCATTTTTTCTTGCTCAATTCTATTCATTGATGCAAATTCAGCTGAGGAAACACCTTGATTAGCTAATTCTTTTGCTACTGTGGCTAAATCATTATCTAAAGCTGCTTGTCTTGCTTTTTCAAGATTTAAGTCTTTACCTGTAACTAATTCAGCTTCAAGTTCTTTTGCGATAGATTGTTCAAAATTAAGTAATGAATCTGCAATTTTGTCAACATCGCTTAAATTCATTCCTAAATCTTTAGCAGCAGTTGCTGCTTCTGCTAATCTCTCAGGATAACCTGCATAACTAATAGCGATTCCATCTGAAACATCTGCTACATCTTTTAAAATATCACCAGCGGCATATGCTGTTTTATTTTGTTTGTTAAATGAATTAACACCTTCAACAAGAGCTTTATTTTGTTCTTTAATATTGCCCCCGTTTATTTTAGATAATTTAGCTAATTGAGTAGATTGTTTTACGGACATGCCCATAGCATGTTCCATTTCGGATGCTTCTAAAATATCTTCTGGTTCAAAAATAGCAGCAGCATTTTGACCTAATTCTTTAGTTAATTGGCTAGCAGTTTTAATATAGTCACCTAATGTAATAAAGTGAGTATTGGCCATAGCGGCCTGGGTAGACATTGTATTTAGACTTTGTCCAGTTTGTCTTTGAAACTCTACATTCGCTTTATCTACCTTTAAAAAACCTTTAATAGCGGCTGCAAATATAGTTGCAGGATCTGTAATGGTTGCAAAAGCATTTTTTATTGCTGATCCCATCCCAGCAGCCATTACAGTAAATCTATTACCGGCTTGCTCTCCATTAGCTATCTTATCAGCTACTTTTTGCATATCTGCCTGGACTTTATCCAGTTTGAATGCTGCCCCAAATTCTCCTGTTAACGCATTAAGACCTTTAAGGATTCCACCTGAGACGCCCATTAACCTATTGGCTTCTTTCCGTTTTTCAACTTCTTCAGCAACTTTATCAACGGTGTCTTGTTCAATTTGGAAACCATCTTTTTTAGCTCTAATTAAAGCCATTTCCTCATCAGTTAAATTTTGACGAGTTTTTAAACTTTGAAGAGCGACTTCAAAAGCACCTTGGTTTAAATCAAATATAGATTTACCTGTTAAGGTACGGGTTTTTTCTGTTGAAAGTAAATCTGCTGATCTTTTTATTTCTTGAAGGTTAAGTGCTGCTTTTTCTTTAAGCTTATTAAGTTCATCATCTTTTAAACGAACTGACCCTTCTTCTTGATATTGAAGTTTTTGAGCGATGCTTGTAAGACTACTATATTCTTTACTAGCATCTTTTACACGGTTAATTTTTTTACCTAATTCGGAATTAATACTTTCAAGAGTATCTCTAAGATCACCAAAGGTAGACTGGGTTTCACCTAAAGTTTGATTTAGGTTTTGTGCCTCATTATTTGCATTATTTAATCCGTCGCCTATAGCCATTGGGTATTTTTGTTATAAATATCGGAAGGCATCACTTTTTGGATGCCTTCGCGGTATAAGTAGGAGGAGAAGTTTTAGCATTTTTCATATGTTCTGGGGCTTGAACTTTCCCATCAGAACCTACTACGGTTGTAGTATTACCTCCTTTGCCTTGAGCTTTTTTCATCTCAGCGGCTTCTTTTTCATAATGTTCCCTCATTTTATTGAAGGTAAAGTTTCTTAACCAAATAGGCATATTGTAGATAGTATGCCAATCATAGCCGCCATTACCATGAAATACTATCTCATGTATTTGACTAAAAAGTGAAACTCTATACTGTGACGTCAGGCCAAAAAAAGTTGACTGTGATTGGTAGATCGATGGCCTCCATTCCACCGTTTACTTCTACCGTTATATTTAAATTAACATCAGGTTGTACTTCTTTAACATGGTTACGGAATGCTCTTGCGTCTACAGCCAAAAAGTAATTGTCTACAAATTCACGAATTGTTTTTTTATCCTCATCGCCATTAACTGAAAGGATCATATGTTTCATACGTGTAGAAACAGCTGGATCTGCATTCTTATTAATTTTCTTTAAACCTTTAAGTTCAGCATCAATCGCCATCTCATCTTTATGAGTCAAAAGTTTATAAGTAATTGCAGTTCCTGAATTAGGAAGGGTGTAAGAAAATTCGTTTATACCTTTTGTAATTGATTTTTCATCAAATGGTTTATTTTCCAAAGTAGATAAATCAACAGTTACTCTTTCTCCTTTAAGGTCAAATTCATAATCTTTACCATATCCTAAAATACGAGCAGCAATCATAATTGCATTTTTATCGCCCACAATAATATCATTGTAGTCTACTTTAGATACGATAAGAGATTTTAACAATTTATCTAATACAGTACCGTTTTGAATATAAGATTGGTTAGAAAGAATATCTTCTTCCTTAGCAGTCATATACTTCATTTCAATAGTACCAGATGATAGAGGATTATCCTCAGGGTAAATTAAACCTTTAGAAGGTAATTCAATAGTTTCGGTTGGAAATTTTAATTCACTCATAATTTTTATTTAGTTATAACTTTAAATACGTGTATACATATTAATAATACAAAAGAGCTTGACCGAAGCCAAGCTCTCTTAAAAAATATTTGACAGAATTTAATTAGAAGTTCAATACACAGTAATCCATACCTACTGTTAAGGCGATTGTTTGTGCTTGGTTTTCAGTATCCCAGTTGTAACCAGTAAACGCTGCATCTTTTACAAATGCACCTTTAATGATCCATTCTGATACTACATCACCTACAGGTCCTAGTACGTTGATAGTTAAGTCTTTCTTGTAGAAATCACTGTAACCATCTCTACCTGTTACTGATTCGTGGTGTAAACGTACCCACTCCATTACCGCTTGAGCACCTGAAGGTGTAATCGGATCAAATAATGTCATAGACAAATCTGACCATTTTGATTTACCTTTTACCTTGCGGTAAGTGTTGATGTGGTTAAGAATTACTTCACCATTTTCAATTTTCAATTCACCTACTTCTTTGATCATGTAAGCTGGGATTCCATCTACATACATGATAAATCTGTTAGCTTGCTTTGGCTCGAAAGCGGTGAAAAATATTTCGTTGGGATCTAATACTGCCATTTTATTTGTTGTTTATTTTTTATTCAATTATAAATATTGTTTTTCTAAATTTTTACGCTGGGAAAGTAGCTCCTGTTGGTAAAATGTTGAAATCCAAGTAAATAAATTCAGCAGTTTTAGTAGGTTGAATGTAAATCGCACCAATCAATTGGTTTCTATCAATTACATCTGCTGTGTTATTACTATCATCCATTACCACCTTGAAGGCATACAAACCTTGACGTTGTTGAACACTTTCTAAGTATGGGTTAACTTGGCTCAAGAATTGGTTTCTTGTAGCTGCTGTATTTTGTTCAAATACCAAGTTATCTGCTACTTGTGAAATGTATCCTTTTAAGGCAATTAACAATCTTCTAACGTTTACTCTATCGAGTGCTGAAGCTTGAGTCTGAAGTGTTTTCTGACCAAATACTACAACTCCTCTACCTGGGAATGTTGCAATTGGGTTTACTTTACCAGTATACAAACTATCTCTATTAGCTTGAGTTAATTTACGTTCTGCTTGTCTTACGATTCCCATTCCACCTCTGTTAATACCAGCAGGTGCAAACCAAGCTTCTGAAGTTGAATCGTTGTTCGCATAAACACCTGGGATCAATGTTGAGGCAGGAACCCAAACAATTTGACCTGAATCTGGGTCAGTAATTTGACACCAAGGCCAGTAAGTTGCTGCGTATGAGCTATCAATTCCAGCAGCTGTTGCTGTAGTTGAAGTTACTGTTGAAGCGTAATTTTCAAGATCCATTACTAAGATCGCATCACCTCTATTTTCAACATTTGATAACAATGTATTTAACGGAGTAGCGTG